GATTGCCTTCGCCGCGTCTCGCAGTTCATTAACAGCAGACACTGGCAGGTGGTCGCGCTGAATTTCATTGGCGCGGGCGTCCAGCATCTCCGAAAGGCTTGGCTCCACGGCGGCTATGGCGGCGCGGGCTTCACGCATACGCGCATCTACTCCGCCTGATGTGAGCCAATCCCATTCTACGCCATGCACGGCATGGATTGCCCTTGCAACCCGCTCCACGTATGTCTGTGCGGGGGTCATTGGGTGGTGTCCGATTTAACAATAGCGTGGGAGAATGACGGCTTCCCGACAATACGAAAATCATCCGTAAGTTTTGACTTCAGTATCTCCTCTGCTTCACGCAAAGAAACATCGTGCAGCTCCTCCATGCTTTCCTTTGGGCTACTGCTGCGCACAGGTATTTCAATGGTCACTTTGACCACGGCGTAAACTGTCATAGGCATCGTTCTATTCCTTCTTTGCCGCATCGGGGCGGGCTGTTGTGGTTTGGATCAGGGCGAGGGCTGCACGGGCATGAATTGTGCCAGTGAAGTTGCCGCTGTTCGGGTCCAGCTTGCCATCGCGCAACCAGTTATCGCCGTCTGCAAAATACTCGATACACTCCCGCGCCGTATGGGCCTGCGCCTGTGCCTCGGCAAGCTGGGCGCGGAGGGCTATAATTTCCGTCGACGCCTGCCTGGCGCGGTCACGAAACTGAATCCACGTCACTAAGTCCATATCGGCAGGATTGTCCGGCAGCGGCATATTTAAGACGCCGTGCAACATCACGTCACTCATCGTCCTGCCCTCCTGTGGCGCGGAAGGCGGCGAGGCGAGATGTTACTGATAACGTAGACATCCCGATGCTGTCGTGCATATCGTCCACCGCCTCCGCCAGATCCTCCGCAGCATCCACGCGCGCCTCTAGGGCGATAATGTGCGCGGCCATTTCTTCGTATGAAATAAAGCCGGACCATATTTGCGCGGGTGTTTCGCAGTTATCCCATCCGCCATATTCGTTCATAGCCTGCCACCGACCTTTGCGATTGGTGTGCTTTGCTCCTTGGGGCTTGTAAGGCATCCATTTAACTGGCCCACCGACCAGAACATAACCCTCACGAATATCAGGCTCGCGTTGCAAATCTTGGTCAACATTAGATACGGTAGGCAACGCTTCAATCTGTTCCGGTGTCATATCAGTCTCCAAATTACCAAAAGCCAAAAGACTAGGCCCAGTGCCGCAGCGGGCACAATCCACCATGATAGTTTCATATTCAGTCTCCAATTTCGCCGCAGGTGTCACATTGCACCCAGCAGTCGTCAGTTTCATTCCCCGCGAGGAACATCACGCCCTTGCACGGCTTGGGCCTGTAGCCGCGCGGCGCATCCTCATCCGGCTCATGCACGCGATTACACGTCTCGCCGTCCTCGTTGCCGATGATGGGGCCGGGCTGATCGTCGTCGGGGCTGGATAGCTTCCATGCGTCATAGCCGGGGATGGTCATATCAATGCCCTTTCAATTCAGTCGGCAGGACGCCCGCGTTGGCTACGTAGATCATCGCGATGATAACCGTCAGCAGGAGCACGGCGTTCCAGATGCGGTGCGCAATTATTAGGCGGCGGTCGGGGGTGGTCATGATTTTTCACCGTGCATCGCGGCCCATGCTGTAAGCATTGCTCCAACGGCAGCGGCATCTTGTGGCGAAAAATACAGCCAATAATCTTCTTTGTGGTCTTTTCCGTTAACTGATATGTTTCGATTGTATACGACCTGCAAAGAAGGATCGTCCCGCCCCTCGTCATCAAAGGTCCATTGCGCCTCAACGTCCGCAGAATAGTATTGTATGCTGTACGTGTCTAAACCGCCTGCCTGTATCAGTTTTGTAAGCTGCTTTCTCATATTATTCTCCATTCATATCGCGGCGCATACGGGCCAGCTTTTCAAGGTGCGGTTCGTGCAGCAGGTCCGCTATCTCGTCTCGGTTGCTGCGGTATGTGATCGGCGCTTCGGATAGGTGCGCTAGGCAGTTGTGTATCTTGCGCCGGGGTGGCTGCGGGAGGCGTAGGATACGCCATATCGCGCGGATCATGTGTCTGGCTCCGGTGGGGTTGGTAGGGGCATCCATGCTGTAGGGTATGCGAAATTCCTGCCATCATCGGTGAGAAATCTCTTGTTTCCACGGTCATAAATCATGGTGCATTGCCAATCATCATAATACCCAAGAAACACACTCCCATCCTTCGGCGCGGTCGCTATGTCCTGCCATTGCGGGACAAGATCAGCGCGGATGTATAACTTTTCGTCATAGTCGATTCTGGCGTTTGTAAGCTGCCTGTCGTTCCATGATCCGCTTGTTGCGTTGCCTGTTGCCCATATCCTCTCCGGCGCGCTCATGACAGGAACTCCACAACTTCAAACTCGTTCGGCATGAGGCCCAACTTATCTCCATTGGGTAGTATTGCGGAAACAGCGCCGTGGCGGTTTGTCCATGCGGGGTATTCCGCATTACGCTCTGCAACGCAGTCTGGCTTTGACATGCTGATGGGCCAATCTGCTGTTATGCGACGAAGGACTCTGACCGTTTTTGGAACTTGATCATTGAACCGATCAGGATAATTAAACTCTGGTTTTCTGTGGCCACGGCATCTGTCCGTGACAGCGGGGCCGTGGTTTATGGGCGCGCTCACGCCAGCACCAACGGCAGAAGCATCGCCCCGTATACAATCACGCACAGGCAGATCAGCGCGGCGGCATCTTTGAGTAGGTTGCGGATCATTGTGCTGGCTCCTTGCTGAGAACATTTGCGACATTGAAAGCGAGCGCCGTTGCTTCGGCGACGTGCAGCGGCATGAAAATCGTATAGTGACCGGCCTTTGCTGTGATCGTAAGCCACGTCGTCCCGTTGTTCGATCCTGCTTCCATGCCTGTAACGCCGTGCATGTTTGAACTGATTATCATATCTTCTCTCCCTATTCTGAAATTGCGGCAATTGCCGCCTGTTGCCCTACGTATACCCGGCCATCGCCATCGCACCGTGCGCAGAACTGCGTGTGGTTGTTGCCCCGCACATAGTCGTAATGCGTTGACGGGCTTCCGGTGCCGCTGCACTCGCTGCAAGTGATGTATCCGTTGGCTTGTGTCATTTCCACATCAGCACCCGCGCGCTACGGCTGCGGTCATTTGGTGGGTGGCGTTGTTTTCGCGATGCGTCATTGTCTTTTCCCTCATGTGCCGTTGTGGCCTATGGATTGACTATAGGCTTATGCGGATATGATTGTAAACACCTAATTGCGCTACAGCACATAATTATGGCTATTGACTGCCAACCCCGTAGGCTATAGCGTCAACACATGGGAAAAAATCAAAACCAAATCAAATCATGGCTGACTGCAAACGACCGCAGTGCCACATGGCTAGGCAAGCAAATTGGCATTGGCCCTTCGCAGTCGGCGGCTATCGTCGCCGGACGCACAACAGCATCGCAAGCGCAACGCATGGCGATTGAAATGGTGACAGGCGGCGATGTGCCAGCTTGTGGGTGGGATCAATGACCCTAACACCACAACGCCGCACGGCACTGGCCCGCATGAGCGACGGGGAGTGGCGGCTAGGCGCTGACATAACCGATCATGGCAACGTCTTGGGCGCGCTGGAGCGCGTGGGCTACATTCGCCGCGCTGGCTCTGGCTTTGCTGGGCTATGCGACGACTGGACAATTACGCCGGACGGCTTGGCCGCGTTGGAGGCTACGGAATGAGCAAGCTGCGTGTCTTGGACCTGTTCAGCGGAATAGGCGGCTTCAGCCTCGGCCTAGAGCGCACAGGTGGCTTTGAAACCGTGGCGTTCTGCGAAATTGAGCCATTCCCCCGCAAGGTGCTAGCGAAACATTGGCCGGAGGTGCCGCAATATGACGATGTTAGAACCCTCACAGGCGACATTTTGGCAAGAGACGGAATTGCCGTTGATGTCATCACGGGCGGCTTTCCATGCCAAGATATTAGCTGCGCGGGAAAGCGTGCCGGCGTCGGAGATGGCACTAGAAGCGGGCTTTATTCCGAAGTCATCAGACTTATTGGCGACCTACAACCCTTATACGTCATCTTTGAGAACGTGTCAGACCTCTTGGTTGGCCCTAGTGAGCAACCAGGAGGATGGTTTTCAAGAGTTTTGTGCGACTTGGCCGAATGCGGGTATGATGCGGAATGGCAAAATATACCAGCTTCGTCCGTGGGCGGGAGCCATAATCGGGAACGTGTTTGGATTGTGGCCTACCCCAACGCGATCGGACTGGAAGGACTGCGGGCTTTCAGAGGCCTCTACGAAACGGCAATCCCGCGACTTCCTACGAAGAGACTACAAGTCAACGAAAAGAACTACGATGGCATATGCGGCAGTTTATGGAGCGCCGATACCGGCCGAGTTTTCGGAATGGCTAATGGGCTTCCCGACAGGATGGACCGACTTAAAGCCTGCGGAAACTCAGTAGTCCCCCAAATCCCCGAACTCATAGGCCGCGCAATTCTGCAAGCAGAGGACACGGAATGACGCAGACACAACAAATCCTCGCCGCACTAAAAGCAGGTCGCCGCCTTACCCCGATTGACGCGCTGCAATCTGCCAAATTCTCATAATCTCGGCTTCAATATAAGGGCGAATACTAGGCGGGACGCGCATCAATGCCGCCCGCCTTTTTTCTTTTGTCGGTAGTGAAAGAACCTCTTTCGCGCCTTGATGTATTGGCAGGCGCGCCCAGCTTTGCACATATTCTGGCGCGTCCTTCATATCGACCTTGCCTGATAGCACGCGATGCAGCCACACAGACGGGCGCACGGTTTCATGCCAGACTGTCAATCCACACCTCCAAAGCATCCCATGCGGCATCACAGCCAAGCGCCACACAAGCGAACGCACCGCTATCGGAAGCGGCAGACAGATAGGGCAATTGACCCGGCTGAAATGCGGACTTCGTATGGTCGCGGCGTTTCAATTCGCAGAGAAACGTCACCCGCGCCGGAATGATAATGTCAGGAGATCCAGCCGTCATGCCTTCCGCCTTGTGTAGCTGGATCTGCTCACGGTATCGTTTGCCCTCATTTCGCACATGAATTGCAATATTTCCCCATGTGTCTGGATACTCACGCCGCACTCGATTAAAAAACGTCACCTGCTCTATGCTTTCGGGCGGGCATTTTCCGCGATAGTCGGCATCACCAAAGATGCGCACGCTGTCTGGTACGTCATTCAGATTCATCTTTATCCGCCTCTTTGTTGTACGCAAACACGTTATAAAACTTGCTCTGCGCATCTTTTTTGTAGGTCACTGTTCGCGGGGTGCCGTCCTCGGTCGCCTGCTGAAACGTGGCCCAGTCGGCCTGCTGTCGTGGATATGGACTATCAGGCGTGAACCACACAGAAAACGACCGCCAAGGCGTCACGAAGTCGGCGCGCACTGTCCGGTTGCCGCGTTGTGATATGCCTTCACGCACGTCCATCGACACGATTTCATCGGTTTGCTTTTCCGTGGGCGTGCGCTTTATCCGTGCGAATTCCTCACGCAGCCTTGTGTTCGGGTCAACTATCTCTCCCTTGCACTCAATGCAGTATCGCGCCGCGATATCGTTCGGGGCTTCGCAATGCGGACATTCTTTGAACGTCCAGCGATAGCCGCATCGGTCATACTGGCCCCGCGCACCTGTGCGAACCATTCCGCAGCACCGACGACCGTGGTGCGCAGATAGCGGGCCAAAATCAGTCTCCACTTGCTGGCCGTCCAGATCTAGGCAATAGCCAGCCTCGTCGCGCTCATAATCCAGATATTTGACGTTGGCTGAAAACGTATTCTCAAAAGAGCACTCAGGGCAAACCGCTGGCATCCCTGTGCCTGGTGTTCCCATGCCTGCCTTAATCACTGGCGCGAACAAGTCACCATCTGGGCAGTGGTCCTCAATGTTGGTCGTGTAGTCCAGAATCAGGCAGTCTGTTTTGTCATGGTCCAGACGCAGCCCGCGCCCGATGACCTGCTGAAGCAAACCGACCGATTCAGTTTTGCGCAGAATAGCAATGCAATCAACGTGAGGCGCATCAAATCCCGTTGTCAGAACGGACACGTTGACCAGATATTTCAGATCACGAGCCAAGAAACGGGCAAGGATAGACCGCCGTTCGCCTGATGGCGTGTTTGCCGTTACGATAGCCGCCATGTGCGGAGGCAGAGACGCCATAATCTCTTGCGCGTGCCGGACTGTGGCCGCAAAGAACATCACCCCCTTCCTGCCCCGCGTTTGCGCCACCACGTCAGAAACGATTGCAGACGTTAGCCGCCCGTGGCCGTGATATGCCTGATCGACGGCGGTGGCGTCAAAATTTCCAGCCTTGTTTGCGACAAGCCCCGATGTGTCGTACTTCCCCGATCCTGCGGTGCCGACCAGTGGCGGCGTCAGGTATCCTTGTTCGATCAATTCAGGCGCTTGGATAGCCGAAACGCATTTCATGAAATACGGGTCTTTCGCCGTGTCGGGCGTGTTCACTTTGCCATCTGGGTGCATCTGAAAAATGTATCCTGATCCCAAGCGATACGGCGTTGCCGTCAACCCGCAGACGCGCAGGTTCGGGTTGCCCTCGCGCATGGCATCAATAATCCCGCGAATGGTCGGCGTTATGCCGTGCGCTTCGTCCAGCAAAACCATGGCGTAATCTTGCTGGAATCTTGATATGCGGTTTTTTACCGTGAGCGGCGATCCAAATACAACGGGGTGGCGCAACTCCTTTGCCCCGGCGCTTGCTGAAAACATGCTTGCCTGATGGCCGCTTGCCAGATATTTCGCGCGGTTCTGCGTGACCAACTCCGCGCTGGGCGCAAGGCACAAAACCCGCTTGCCCGTGTGCAAGTGGACCTTGCGCGATATCTCCGCGATGATGTGCGACTTGCCCGCGCCAGTTGCCGCCTCAATTAAAAACGGGTCCACGCTTTGAGTTGTCCAATCCCATGCGGCATCTACGGCGGCTTGCTGATATGGTCGGAGGATCATGGCGCGCGCCTCGCTTTGTTTGCGTGGGTATCGCACCACCTGTTGACGTAGCTTCGCGCGTCTTTTGTCTGTGTGTGGCCCTTGACGTGCTTGGCGCGTATCGGGACACCTAGAAGGCCAGCCGCTTCAATCTTGCAATTCCAGTCGGACACCCGCTTAGGCTTTTTTGTAAGCCCTGTAATTAAATGAACGACCGACATGCAGTCAGTTTGCAAAAGTATCGCGTCGGCCCCGTATTTTCGTGCTATCCACATTCCGTTAAGGGCCGCTTTTATTTCGGCATCTGTGCTAGTGTTTACGTCGCTAGAAAAAGAGCCGTATTTTTTAATAGGATAGGATAGGCCATCGATGTTTATCCATGCGGCCCATCCCGCTTTGTTGTCTTGGTCCGAATAGCTGGCATCGGTTATGACTGTTGCCCAAATCATGTAAACTTCCACCCCTCACTGTCTTTGCCCCGATAAGGCTCCACGTCAAAATCAGGCGCGGCAGCGGCCAGAGCTTTTGCATATGCAACAGACCCTTTCCGTTTCACCAACGTCAACTTGCGGCCTGCTATTTCAGCATCGCTACAGCCACCAATCCGCACCATTTCGGTCAGCACTTCATCGCGGCGCTCTTTTGCGGCATCCATTGCGTCTGACAGTTCGTCATATTCTTTGACCAAGCGCACGGCTTCCGGCGTATCCACCACAAGGCGGCGGGGCTTGTCGTGTTCGGCTGGATCGGCGATCTTGGCGGCAACCCATGCGGCGTGCAAGACAGGCAGGTTTTCCGCAATCCATTTGCTGTCTGCTGATATCAGTTCCATCTTTGTGCCGTGCGGAGACCACTGGAAAAAGTGGCACCACTCGCGCCCGGTGCAAAATAGCTGAACCTGAATTTGAGCATAATAGTGCGGCTGATCGTCAATGCTCTTAAACTCGGGCGGGTTCTTCGCGCGCTGGCCAAACGGGCATTTAATCTCTAGCAGGCCATCATGCTCGATCAGCCCGTCCGGCGATGCGCCTAACCATTCCTTATGCGGGGCAAACGCCAGCGGATTCACCACATTCCCCGTTTCCATTTGATACTCGACCAGCGCGCCATTCTCATGGAAAGTGCCGTACTCAGTCGCCACGTTTCCCTGAAATTCCGTATCCATCCCGTGCATGGACCGCACAAGCGCGCGCATGGCGTCCTGTGGCTTCATGTAGGGTGACAGGCCAAGAAACGCTCCGGCCATGCTTGCGGTGATACGTCCGGCCCGTG